TTATAATTCCGTTGTATTTCACGAATTGCTGACATAGGGGACTCAATAAGGTCTCTGACCATTTTACCGCTATTTACACCCGTTGGACGTTCGCCGTAGAGCATAATCTCATTAATACGTGTTGTTTTGTATGCATCTTGTTTTAATTGCTCAATATGTTCACGCAAAAGTTGTATATCTTGAATAAGTTTATTGGTTACAATAACTGGGGCGTTAAACCTTCCCCCTGGTTTTATTTCTACAATGTCCTTTTTATTAGCAATATCATTTTTATTTATAGACATAGGGTCGGTAACTAAAAAACTTTGGTATTTTTGAATTAAAGTATTTAATTTATCGTATGACTTAAAAATACTATCTTGTATTTTAGCAAGTGGTTGAACGATACCATCGCTATGGATAGTGTCACTTTCATTTATTTTTAGTACATCAAAAGGGAAGCCAAACGGATAATCTATGGCTTTATCTTCAAGAATTTCATTTCCACTATATATAGTCACACGCCCATTGGGGTATTTGAACCGTTCTTCGGTTTTCATGGTTTTAATTTTGCTCTCGTCTTTGTCTAAAGGGACTAGGACGGTATCATCTTTTTGGTAACACTCCCAAATTACTATATTGCTTTGAGGTGAAAATACTGTAGATTTATCTTCACTTATTGACGTTCCAGAGCTTTCCGGTTGCCCTTCACCACTTTTATGATTTGATTTTACAAGTTTTCCGCTTGCTTGTTCGTCAATTTTTTCATGTCTTGCGTAAGTTGTAAGTTTTTCAATTTTCTTTAAAATTTTTGGTTGGTTTTTATATTCTTTTATTAGTTCAAATTTAGAAATTACACGTTTAACAAATATATAATTAGCATTTTCAATACTGGTTGCGTTCGGTTCAGGATAAAAATCTTGAGGGTTTATTCGCTCAATGCTTACATCTCCCATACCTGTATCAGATGCCGATTTAGACCAGAATGTTTTTACTACACCAAAACCGTAAACTAATGAATCTTTTAAAACATGCGCCAATTTATTGTCTAATTGTGTATTTATTTTAACATTGGACCAAACATCATCGAGTATATCAGCAATAGACTCTATGATATTTATTTGATCTAAACTTTGATGGTTGAGGTTTTTTATTTTTACTTGTGTTGATATATAAGCGTCTAAAGATATTGTTTTAACTGTATCTACTATAGGCTTAATTATATTATAATCAGGTTGATTAGCGTTATATAATTCCCCTTTAGCATTTGTAGTTTTATAATTATATGCGTGATATCTTTCTATTTTATTTTTTAAATTTAGACCTTTTTCCCCATGATATGCGATTGCAATTTTTTTGAGTTCGTCTAAATACTTTAAATATTCGTTTTCCACAACATACATATTACATAATATTTATTAGTAGTACATTTGAATTTAGTACAATTTTTTAGGAATAAATACTAATTTTTAGGATTATATTTAAATGATAGATGACAATATTTAGATTATATTGAATGTATGGAATTTAGAAAAGATAAAATGATTTTTTTAAAAGATGACGGTAAACATACATTTATGTTAAACGGTTATTATCCGGCTGGACAATCTGAATATAAAACTGCACATTATCAAATTTCTATTAATGGCGATATGCAAATTATTTTAAGTGAATCAACACTAAATCAGTTGTTTACAGATAAAATTAAATTGCCTACAGAAAAAACTGAAGTAAAAAAAAGAGGACGTCCCAAAAAAACTGAGGCATCTGATAATGGATAAAGAAAACATGATTGTGATTAAGTTTGGGAAAGAAAACGAGGACAAAAAAACCGAGCCAAAGCAAATGTCATATGATAAAGAAAGCAGCAAAACAGAAGAAAACAAATATACAATGACAGATTATGGCGGTTACTCCCCGACAATGTTGCGTGATAAGTTAGAGGATTCACGTAACGCAATTAGCAAAGGTAATATAAAAGAGGCGATGTCTCTACTTGATAACTGCATTATTCGTTTATCTGGCAAAATACCAGAGAATGAGAAGGACAATGAGCTCAGTTCCTTTGATTATGCTTTTAACAAGTTAGGGATTAACTAAACTTTTATATTACAAAATTTGTTAGGAGGTAATTTTTATGTTTGATGACATCCAAGAAGATGTTGCAGCAGAGCAAGTCGAACAAGAACCCACCCAAGTAGTTTTTGGGCAAGGCGATTCTGATGACACTCAAAGCGACTCAAGTGGACAAGTTGAGAACAGTGAGGATTTTGGTTCGTGGGAGCAAGATAAACGGTATGATTCATATTGGGGTAAAGACCCAAATAAAATGTTTGGATCGTTACGATATCTTGAAAAGCAGAAGTCAGAATATGAGAAGTTCAAAAGTGATTATGACACGCTTAAAAATGAAACGGAATCATACAAAAAAAAGGCTACTGATTATGACCAATTGGAGGAACTATTTAGTCGTCCAGAATATGCTGACAAATTGTCATCCGTATTCAATGATAATACAGAAAAAACGACTAATTCAGTTGCCCCTGAAAATGTGGACCTACATAATGAGTTAAACAATCTCAGATCATCTTTTAGCGATATTATGGAGTGGAAAAACTCATTAACAGATACCATGAACAAACATTACGAAAGCGAAAAATCCGCTGAATTGTTAGCTCAAAAAAACGCAGCTTATGCAGAGATACAAGAGACCTGCAAAACACACAATGTACATTTTCCAGAAGAAAACAAAGCAACGTTTGAAAAAATGATGATCGACCAAAAAATCCCGCCTAATTTGTGGGGAGCAGTCTTTACAAAAGAGGCTATGAGCACAATTCAACGAAACGCAGCTACAAAAGGCGCAGAAAATGCGATGAAACGTAATGTTAATTCAACCTCATTCGCACCTAACATATCAAAGTCAGTTGGAAACACTGGAAAAGGTCAAAGTTTTGCAAAACAAATTGACAGTATTTTCGGTGGTTAAGTTGTATAAAGTATTAGAAAATTTAAAGGAGTAAAAAAATGGCTTTAACAAATGAACAATTAAACAAAGCCGCGGCGCTAATTGGTCCCCACTTTTTAGAATCAAACGTGGACAATTTCAGCAAAGCAAACCCACTATATTCGAGAATGGTTGCTAATGAGCAATTACAATACGTTGCCGGTGGAACAAGCATTCGATTTCCAGTAGAATTGGCAGAAAATTCAACAAACGGTTGGACAAATGGTATCAACACTGTTGAGTCAAGTGATGTTGAGCAGACACATAGCTTTGGTCAGTTAGAGATGGCTTATTATGCTCAGAAATATTCAAATTCATTAAAAGATTTTGCTGAAGCTGGCGATGACAGTGGAGCAGTTCGCAGTTTGATAAAACAGACAATGAACTCGTCTAAAAATAAAACTGTAAGAGTTTTGTCTGAATCCTTTTTTGGTTCATCTACAGACAACAATGAACTATCTATTTCAGGTTTAGAGGATGTACTTGGTGCTTCTGGAACTGCATACGCTGGTTTATTGGATACCGATTTTCCTGCCGATGCATACCTTTCTGAAAGAAATACTACTTCAATTGCGTTTGCAGACATTAACTATGACGCTTTTAGTTCTTTGGTAAACAAGCTAAAAGCAAGAGGAAGCAAATTCGGTAATGAGTACGGTGAAACATTTAAACCTAACTTAATACTATCTAATTCCATCATTCACACAGCTTTTGAAAATTCGTTGCAAGACCAAAAACGTTTTGGACAAGAAAAAACTGCATTTGCTGGTTTTGAAGCATTAAAGTTTGGCGGAATTGATTACATTGTCGACGATTATTCAAAAGATAATCATGTGTATGTACTTAGCACAAACACTTTTAAAATGTGTCACAGATATGGTTTTAACGGTAAACAGTCGCCTATGGATGGGCAAGCAATTTTACCTAATCAGCCAATTATCACGGCTAAGTCTTACCTAGGTTTACAACTTGTTTGTATGGGACGACGTTACAACGGTGTATTCACTAATGTACAAGAGTCGTAAGAAAAAATAAGGAGGTTAATACTAATGGGTATTTCTATTGATAAAGACGATTTAACTAGACCATCTAGTACACGAAAATATAGCCTAGGCGAAGTTTATGTAGATTATTCTTCAACAGACTCGATTAAGCCTAAGTATGTGTATGTAAAATCACATGGCGCATTAACAGCTAGCCAGCCTTACCAAGTAAGCTACTCAAATACTGTAGGATCTGAAGTAATTTCAAAAGCGCCTGCAACTATTAGTAGTGGTGCTTGCATAGGTGTTGCGTCTGTTAGTGTAAGCTCAGGCGATTATGTCTGGTTACAGTATGGCGGAAAAGCGTCTGTTTTATGTACTGATACTGTGGCCGCTGGTGACTTTGTAGAAGTTATCAACGCTGGTACAGGACTAAAACTTGATGGTGGTGTTTCTGGGTCTACCGCAGAAGCTGCAACATCGGTTGGAATTGCGGTAACAGCTGGATCAGGTGCACAAACTATTGTTCTTTCTGGTAAAGGGGTACAAGTAGCAGCATCATAATATTTTAGCCAAATCGCAAACATACTAGAGGAATGGGGGCATTGCGCCCCCTACCTTTAGTTAAATGGGAAATTACAAAATTATGCCAAGTTATAATATACAAGACGGAAATGCAGGTTTTAAAAGATTCAAAACAGTAGGGGAAGGAACTGAACAAAACCCTTATGTTCCAGTTGTAGGTATTCAAGTTGCGCCAGATGTTGATACAACAACGGGATGGAGTAATCCATTAAGCGATACAAATGTTGTTAGCGAAAAACTTATTAAAGAAACCATTGATAGTCAGGAAATTACAAGCGCAAGTTACGATTCTAATACTGGTAATTTAACGCTTGTTAAAACTGATGGAAACATAGTTGTTAATTTTCCAACTTCAAGCAATAATACTTATTTAACAAGTGCGAGTTTTAATACGAGCGATGGCGTATTAACACTTACACTAAATGATTCCTCGACAGTTACCGTTGATTTAGATGGTAGATACTTGGAAAATATCATAGAAGACCTAACGCCACAGCTAGGTGGCAATTTAGATTTAAACAGTCAAGATATTACAGGTACAGGTAATATTGATATTACAGGTGAGATTACAGCCACAACACTGATTGGGAATATGCGTGGCGCAACAATATTTCAAGCAAAGGCTGGTGAGGCATTAGCTAAAGGTGATCCAGTGTATATATCAGCTGACGATATTTCTGGGAATAAACCAATTGTATCTATTGCTGATTCAGACGATGCAAACAAAATGCCTTGTTTTGGATTGGCTAACGAAACAGTCAGCGCAAATGCCAATGTTAACGTGGTGACGTTTGGCACCATTACTGGTTTAGATACATCATCATATACTCAAGGCGATATTTTATATATATCAACTACTGGAACACTAACGGCAACAAAGCCAAGTGGTCAATCATCACTTATCCAAAACATTGGTAAGGTGATGAGAAGTCATGCAAGCGCAGGTAGTATTAAGGTAGGTGGCGCAGGGCGTACCAATGACGTACCTAACCTTAACGATGGAAATGTTTTCATCGGTAATGCCTCAAACCAAGCCGAGACTAGATCATTAACACTTGATGATATTTCAGAAACAGCGACAAACAAGCATTTTACAGCAAGTGATGAAACAAAATTAAACGGAATTGAATCTGGGGCAACAGCCGATCAAACAGATGCTGAAATAAAAACAGCCTATGAAAACAATGCAGACACAAATGTATTTACGGACGCTGAAAAAACAAAACTTTCTGGAATTGCAGAAGGAGCAGAAGTTAATGCAAATGCCGATTGGAACGCTGTTAGTGGCGATGCTCAGATACTTAACAAACCCACGACGATAACAAGTGCAGAGCAAACTAAGCTAGGTCACATATCTGTTACACAAGCCGTAGACCTAGACACGATGGAATCTGACATTACAACCAACAACGCCAAAGTGACCAATGCAACACACACAGGTGATGTTACAGGTGCTACGACCTTAACTATTGCAGATGAAGCCGTAACCAATGCAAAAATGGCACACGTTGCAACTGGAACGGTTAAGGGAAGAACAGCAGCAGGCACAGGCGATGTGGAAGACTTGGATATTGATACAACTCTAAAATCAGCTTTAAACTTAACAAAATCAGATGTGGGTTTAAATAATGTTGCAAATGCAGACACTACTGATGCAAGCAATATATCAAGTGGAACTTTGGCAGAAGCGAGACTTCCAGCGATAAGCGCAGATAATACAACAATAAGTGATTTAGAGGTTGATAATCTAAAGTCAGGTGTGTTAGATACAGATTTAACAGCGGTAAGCTCAAGCGATGATACGCTGGCTAGTGCTAAAGCAATTAAGGCGTATGTAGACGCTAATACTGGGGTCGTGGACCCGAGAGATTTGTTTACTCAAAATTCAGGGCAATACATAGCGACAGATGGGATTCGTGCCAGAAGCAACGCTGGGATATCAATATTAGACGATTCGGGTATTCAGGGGATTACGCTTACCGATTCTGGTAACGTTGGCATAGGGACATTTCAGCCTAGCGAGCGTTTACAGGTGTTGGGTAATATTAGGGCAGGGACAACGTCTAACGTTGATGTCAATATAGGCCAGCACCCTATCTATTCAACCTATGGCGGAGTATGGATCAACGGTGAAAATCATTATAGATTCTTGTTTCAAGCAAACTCTCACACATATATTAATGCACTTGGGGATGGTGACATTCTGTTTAGAAACGATAATTCCCAAATGGCAAGGATGAATCAAAATGGTGATTTTATCATTGACGGCAACTTTGAGTGTGACGATGGAATTAATATCCGAGGCACTAGCCCGTCAATTCATTTTAATGATACCGACAGCAATCGTGAATTTACCATTCATGTAAATAGTAATAAAGCTTATTTTTTACCCCATTTAAATAACCAAGCCGATGATTTTTCAGGTGGGTGGGATCAAATGGGGGGTGAATGGAGTTGGTTTGATCTTAATGACGGTTTTTTTTATTGCCCCCGATTTGTTGACTCAAACAATACGTCAAGATACCTTGATGCTGGGGGAACTTCTGAATTAAGCCATATAGTGCTAGATGAGCACATTAAGATTCGTAGAAATTCTGGGTTTAGAACCGGAACTCATAATTGGATGCGGTATTATGGCTATGCGTATGGAAGCTATGGGGGCGGATACTCAACTGTAAATGGGGCAATGGACATTCATGTACCGCACGGATGGAATAGTGACGATTTAATTATGCGATTTAACATTCACGGCGGAGGTACAAAGAATACCTACATTTACGGTAGTTTAAATGTTACGGGGGCGATGTCCAAAGGCTCAGGCTCATTTGACATTGCACACCCAGACCCAGCAAAAACCGACACCCACAGATTGCGCCATTACTTTGTGGAAACACCAAGTGCGGGGGGTAATATATACAAGTACCAGCTTAAGTGTAGTGAAGGCGATAATTATATTGACTTGCCCGACTATTTTGAGCATTTAAACAAAGACAGTTTAGTGTGGGCAAATCCATTTAAACATTTTGGTAGGGCGTGGGGTGAGGTAATCGAAGGGGGAAAACGAGCAAAAATTGTTGTAGATCAGAGTGGAATATATAATATTCTGATTTTTGGTGATCGAAAAGATGCTATAGCAATGCAGGAATTTGAAAAGTTCGGTGTAGAATACAAAGCAAATAAGGAGAAATAAAAATGACATTAGAAAATATCGACAATAATCACGAGTTAGTAAACAACTACAAAAATTATAAACTAAATTTGCAAAATTATAGAGACATTTTTAGTTTGCAAGAGGCTGCCCTTGGTCAATTTAAAAAAAGTCAAGAAAAAGAATTGTTGTCACAAAAAAATGAGCTAAAAAGCAGTATTGACACTTTACGTGCAAACAAAAATTTCGATGCAAATGCTTCAGAAGATGAAAAAAATCAAATACAAACAATTTTCGACGAAGTTACACAATGAGCCTATTTAGTTCTAAAGTAGATAAAAAATTATTGCATGACATAAGACGGTTTTTCCATCAAAAGGATATGTACAATAATGACACAACCAAAAACAATTTACATGATTTTATGGTCAGTATTGAATGGTTACGCGACAATGTGAAGTTTCAAAAATATGCTACTATAGAAGAAAAAGAGGACATTGAAGCATTACGAAAAGAACTAGATAAATTAAACGTCAATCCAAGCTTTGAAACAGCAATAGAGGTGAATCATGAAGGTATCTGAAGTATTAATACGAATAAAAAATGCAATTAATGAACCAGATGATTTAACCGGTAAGGCTAGCAATGTTTTGTTTAAAAATTCCTTAATTGTCGAACAATTAAAAAACTCTTTAGATTTATACGCTGCTAATGTAAAAGGTATAGAAGCAATTCATTCAGTGCCGATGGGTAATAATGTTCGTTTGGGTGTTGGACCTACAGACATGATCCGTGGGCAAGGTTACAAATTTGTTTATCTTTACAATGGAACAATGAAATATGAATTAAAATATTTAAATGTCATTGAAGCAAATAGAATATATGATATGTCAAATATAAGTGGTATACCGGAATCATACACCGTTTGGAACAATGAAATTTCCATATACCCGTTAAATTCGTTCACAGCTAAGACTACTCAATTAAATGGCGGCATTAACAGTACTGATACCACTATTACTGTGGATTCTACAGATGGTTATCCTAGGTCACAAGGCAATATAACAATAGGAACAGAAAAAATTAGATATACAGCTAAAACAATTACAACATTTACAGGGTGTGTACGGGGATCTGAAAATACAACTGCAACCTCACATTCCAATGATGATACTGTTACTAATAATAATTTAGTTATTTATTATTACCGTAAACATTTCGTAATTACGGTGGATGCTAACGATAATATAAGCCAAGAACAATTAGATAAAGTTATGGAAATACCAGACGAGCATATAGAACCAATAAGCGATTTAGTAGCGTATAAATTGCTGCTTAAAATAGATGCAGCAAGAGCCGAACGATACAAAATTGATGCAGCGTCATTTTTTGCCGATGCAAACATTGCAATTGAAAACGGATACGCTAGTGACAACACTAGTACAGACATCAAAACGGGAAATATGTATGAATTTTTGTAAAGAACCGTTAAAAGGTAATAGCTAAATGGCATTCGAAATACAAAGTTTTCAATCCAAAGGTTTAAGAAACGATAAAGGTCGTAAATTTATACCTAGCGATTACTTTTATAATATTGAAAACATGAATTATGACACCGTTACAGGGTGTAAAAAGATTAAAGTCCCATCAATTAGTTATAACGTAGGTGACGGCCCTATAGATGGTATAACACGTTTTAGATATATAAATGCAAGTTCAACTTTTGTTTCTGAAGATATTATTGTAAGAAATGGCGAAGTTATAAAAAACTTTTTAGTTACACCAGTAGTAATATATCAAGGATTGACCCCTAGCAAAAAATGCACGTTTTCAATACTAAATGACAAATTATTTATATCTAATGGTGTCGATTACCCGTTAGTTTATGACGGTTCTTATGTAAAACAAATGGGATCGCCTACCGCTAAAGATTTAGCTCACCCTGGTTTATTAACAGGAACATATTATTACGCGTTAACTTATGAAATATCGGGCGTGGAAATAATATTAGGAACAATTAGTAACTCGGTAACAGTTACAAGCAATTCTGTTACATTAAGTTTACCCGTTGGTAATAGTGAAGTTTCACAAAGAAAAATATATAGGACTACCGCAGGTGGGTCAGAGCTTAAATTGGTTGCGACAATAGCGGATAACGTGACGACTTCATATGTAGACAATATTGCAGACGGCTCATTGGGAGCAACTATTCCAAGTGTTAACAGTAGTTGCCCTACACCTCAATTTATAACGGTCAAAAATGAAAAAATTATAGGGTGTGTAAACCCATTGCGCCCTAACTATTTATATGTGACAGAACCCGAAATAGAAGTTTTTTTTAACACAAGTGGTGTATATGACGTCAGTGGTATTGGAAACGATAACACACGCTTGACTGGATTAATACCAGATTATGACAAAATTATTGTTTTTTCTGAAAAACATATATATATAGCAGACATATCGGGTGCAACTACAACGATACAACAAACAACGTCAAATGTCGGTTGTGCAGATGGATTTACAATTGCACGTATACCAGAAAATGACATTGTTACTGGTGGGGTTATGTTTGTTTCAAACTTATATGACGTACGTATTTTTAGCGGTAATATTGCGACTAATTTAAGTACAAGTTTTGACAACTTGAAAACACAAAACTATAGTTCGCCTCTAAATAATCAGGGTTTTATAACTTCACTAAAAAATAATGATTTACATGCAGCATTTTATGATTACAAATATCATTTAATTGTAGGGGACTATATTTATGTTTATGACATTCGTATAGCTGGATGGACAAAGTATTTTATAAAGACTGAAAACTATACGCCACGATATTGGACGTTTGGCCAATTTGATAACAAATTATTTATAGGTCAAAAGAATGCTGGAATTGTTGAGCATATGTATCAATCCGATACTTATAGAGGAGAAACGATAAAAGCATATCTTGAAATACCAGAAATAGCAGCTACCGAAGATTTTAAACTATTCTCAAAGTTATTTATCTATTACGACAAAGATGGTGATAATACTGTAAACATAAATGTTACAATTAACTCAGTTAGAACCAAAGAAGGTTCATTTAATTATGAGGGCGCAGCGTTTAGTTTTGACGATTTTGACGAAAACGATTTTGAAACTAATGACGACGAAGAAGATTACAATGTGTTTTATATCAATCAATATGGGCGATGGATTAGATTTAGGCTAGAAACTGAAAGCCAATTGAGTTTTAGAGGTTGGAAAATACTTGGTGAAGGTACTTTACCGTAAATTAATAAAAAATTTAAAAAAATGATAAAAAATTATAAAAAAACTGTAATAAATTTAATGTATAATTGGAAGGTGAATTAATATGAGTATTTTTAGCGATGCATGGAAAGCAACCAAGTCAGTAGGAAAAGCAGTAGGTAAAGTAGGGGAATATGCATTAAGAAGCACGCCAATTGTTGGCGATGTAGTCGACCCGTTCT